TTCATATGAAAAACGGAACAGCGTATTTCTATGAACACGGTGTTGAAATTGACGGCACAGTGTACGGAATACATACCGATAGGGATATATTGCGTATAAAACGCAGGATTGTCAATGATAAATTCGCCGAAACTGACGACAATTTCGATATGGACACAGAAATTGCAAAAATTCAGCATACGGACATAACATTTGAACAGCCAACTTCAGAACAGCTGTCACAGATACAGTCAAAAACATTTGACAGTATGTCGGATATGAAACAATATGTTCAGTCTGTTATGAACGGTGAGCTGACACAGGATGAAATCAACGCAATGCTGTTATTAAAAATTGCGGAAATGGAGGTAGCAATTACAAATGAACAAACGACTAATTAAAATGTATTACAAAAAGGGCATTTACAAAGAAAAGGATTTAAACACATTTGTAAATGCCAGATTTATCACAGAGAATGAGAAAAAAGAAATTATGGAGGGCTGATATGGAGGCAGAAAACGAAAAAGAAGTGTGGGAGCGTCTGACTGCCGTAGAGCAGTCCACCAAATCGGCGCACCACAGAATTGATACGTTGGACAAACTGACCGAAAGCGTCCACATCATAGCCACAGAAACAAAGGCAATGCGTGAAGATGTGAATGACATCACGGAACGTGTGGACGAAATCGAAAAGAAACCTAACAAACGATATGAAACAGTAGTTACTGCTGTTATTACGGCATTAGTCGGCGGTTTGATAGGTTATTGTGTTAAAATATTAGGATTTTAGGAGGTATGTAAAAATGAAAGAATGGTTTAAATGTGCAGGTATTCGTGCTATTAAGACAGTAGCACAGACGGCTGTTGCAACAATCGGAACGGCAGTCGCAATGGGTGATGTTAATTGGGTATTGGTAGGTAGTGCATCTGCTTTGGCAGGTGTACTGTCGTTGCTGACTTCTGTTGCAGGTTTGCCGGAAGTAAACAATGAAAAGGAGTGATGATTTATGCGAATTGGTATAAACTGCGGACACACTGTAAGCGGCACAGTCGGTTGCGGTGCAGTCGGGGACATAGATGAAAGCGTAGAGGCTCGAGAAGTCGGCTATGCTCTCGAAAATTTATTAAAAGGTGCAGGTCATACGGTGTATGACTGCACCAACGACCATGCCGACAGTGTCGGTAAAAACCTAAGCAATATTGTAAATATGGCAAATGCACAGCCGTTGGATTTGTTTGTATCGATACATTTCAATAGCGGCGGCGGACAAGGTACTGAAGTTTGGACATATAACGGGAAGTCATTTGAGGAGGCAACTAATACTTGCAAGGCTATAAGTGCGTTAGGTTTTAAAGACCGAGGCATTAAGGACGGCTCGAAGTTATATGTTGTACATCATAGCAATGCAAAGGCTATGTTGGTAGAGGTGTGTTTTGTAGACACAGACGATGCCAAAAAGTATACAGAAATCGGTGCAAATAAGTTTGCGGAAGCCATTTATAAAGGGATTACAGGACAAATAATAGAGGAGGATTTAACAATGTCACAGTACAATGAATTAAAAGAATTAATCGAAAAACAGGCGGCGGAAATTGCCGATTTAAAAAACATCAACCAACAGTTGGTGAATGTAGTTCAAACTACAATGGTATATGATTTCAATGATGACAATATGCCGTCGTGGGCGCGTCCTGCGGTGCAGGCGGCTATGGACTGTGGTGCGGTACAAGGTGATGAACAGGGCAGACTGGGTTTGTCCTACAAAGACCTAAGGGCAATTTGTAGGGAATACCGTTGCGGACTGTACAATAAATAGGACATATAAAAATAGGTGGCTACGTGCCACCTATTTTTTATTTGTTTTCGTTTATGCGGTTTATTGCGTCAAGCAACAATTTCTCCGCCCAAGCTGGCGGTTGACGGTCCCCTTTTTCCCAATGGGCGAGAGTACCTAAAGGGATTTCAAACCGTCTTGACAATTCCGCCTGCGTCAGACCTGCCGCAAGTCGAGCTTGTTTTATTTTACAATCCATATTATCACCTTTTATTCTATATCCCCTGTCATTTGAATGGCAGGGGATAAGTTTAATTAATCTTCAATTTCAAAATTGATAAATCTTTCAACTTCGTTTTCTTCATCATCTGTTACAACAATTTCATCATCAACGATTTCAGCGTTTAGGTTGTTGTTTCTGATTTGTTCAATTAGAAAATCTTTGTATAGTTCGATTGCTTCTGCTTCGCTTTCAGCAGTTACATAATCGCCTGCGTAATTATCACGACTTGCCTCTACTACATTACCGTTTTTGTACATTTCGTTTGTTACCTTAAATCTTTTCATTTTCTTTTCCTCCTAAAATTTATCCTTTTTGTTTGTTATTTGGGGTTTCCCTCATTTCTTGTCTTTATTATACCACCCATTGGATGGTATGTCAATAGTTTTTTCAAAAAAAATTAAAAAAATTTTGCAACAAAAAAACAACGGACAAAATCCGTTGTTTTAAAATTACATTTGTTTCATACAGAACAGTAACCGACCTATCAAATACATTTTGATAGGTTCGAAAACTGCGACTAATGGTACGCGATCAGGGGTTCGAACCCTGGACACCCTGATTAAGAGTGGAACCAGATGTGTTTTATTTATTTTTATAGTGATTTATTTAAGACCTTTTAATCATGTAAAAATGGCATTACATAGCCATTTATTCATGTTTATACTGTATAAAAAGGGATTTTTGAAAAATACATAAATCATCTAAAAAATCCAAAGTGTTAGAAAAATGTTAGAAAGAAAAAATGTAGTCTGCTGACAATTCTAACTAGAAAATCTAAACGGTTTCTAGTTGGTAAATTAAATAAAGGTACACATATTTTTAACAATAAATATAATTCGATTTTTTAGAATATAAATTAAAATCATATAATTAAATAATACTTATTAAAGAGACTTGATTTTCAAAAAATTTGAATTTCAAGTCTTTTTTATTTGCAAAAATTTAAGAAGGAGTGATGCGTATGCTGTGGAAAGGTACATAGAAGAAACTGCACATTGACAAACATCTAACAAATAGGAGAGAAGGGAGGAAAATAATATGGATTTTGAACAGGAATTTGAAGTGATACCTGTAACAAGGGTAAAGATAGCTGATACTGAGGCATATTCAAAGCATCCGTTTAGAGTGGTGAATAATAAAGCGCTTGAAATGCTTGCGGAGAATATAAAAGAGCATGGTCTGCTAAATCCAATTCTTGTGCGTGTATTAGGTTTTGGCGGCAGATATGAAATTCTAAGCGGTCACAGACGAATGGAAGCACTGAAGATTAATGGTGAAACAGAGGCAGATGTACGCATTATTAAGTGTACTGACATAGAAGCGGCAAATATCGTTATAAAGTCTAATCTTCTGCAAAGGGATAAGATATTACCGTCAGAACGTGCAAAAGTATATATGCTTCGTAACGAATGTCTGAAAAAGGAGAAAGGCAATTTGTCCACTGGGTGGACAAAGTTGGATGAAAATGCGCAGAAAGCATTGGCTAAAGAATTTGACGTGTCCAAAAGCAATATATATGAGTATATTCGTCTAAACTATTTAATTGATGATTTACTCATTCTAGTGGACAGCGGAAAAATAAAAATTAAAATATCGGTAGCTTTATCATATTTTTCAAAGGAATGTCAAAGTATAATACATCAATATTTCTTTGTAGATAAAAAAGATATATTAAATAACGAATATGTCAAGAAAATAAGGAAGTATAGAAATAACCTTACTGTTGAAATTCTTGAAAAGATAACTGCAGAACTTGGCGAACCGAAACAGAAGTCCGAAAGATATGTTGATGCCTTTGTAAAGAAGTATGTTGGTAAGTTCCATAGTGAACAGGAGATGACGGAAGTGCTTGAAAAACTGCTTATAGGTTATCTTAAAAATGAAAAGAATTCAAATAATACGAGTGATGGATAACATAGGAAGTTGGGGCAAAAACAGCTCCATTTTTTTATACTCAAAATTAAAAAGTAAGTAAAGTGTGGTGAATTTATTGAAGCAAATTTATACATATTGTGATGAAAGCGGAACGTCGCAGGTGCTTGAATTTCTGAAACATTCCGATGACAAGGTGAAAAAGAAATTTAAGTACCAGCTTAGTATGCTTGTAATGGAGAACAAAATACTTCGCGAGCCTCATGTCAAGCATTTTATTATAGAACGATATAGAATGTTCTATGAGTTTCGGATAAAGGTATCCAAAAAAATAGTTCGTATCATATTCTGTGAGAGGGACGATAATATCGTACTTCTTCACGCGTTTTACAAGCACGATAAGCGCGACACAGAAAAGGCTCTTGAAAATGCCCTGAAGGTATATGAAAGTCTGGAAAGCAACAGCCTGCTCCCGTTTCAGTATCTTAAAGAGGTGATGCTCGGATGATTAGCATCATAAGCGCGTTTGGAGGTCAGCATATTCAGGACGCGCTGTATAAGGATATGCAAGGTCAGAATATGTTTTTTTCGTTAGAGGATTGCAGTAATGGTATCTCGCTTATTATGGCAGTTGAACAACACCCTGATGTTGATGTTATTGTAATCGGGCATACAGTGGTTAAGGATATAGAAACATATCTTTCACAAATACGGGAAATTACAAAGACCGCGCGTATTGTACTGCTCTTGAATGGCAAGAGACATCAGTATATACAAGAGCAGTATGAGGGATATAACCGACGATATAATGTTGAGGATATTATCTTTGAGGGTGACGGTATAGACAAATTAAAAATTCTGTCTATTATGAATAAGGGCAGGCTGACGGTTGAGCAGGAAATAAAAGAAGAAGTACCTGCTGAAAATCCGAAGCCGGAGGAAAAGCTTATTGAGAAAACTAAAGAGAAGACTGTTGAAATTCCGGCGGAAAAACCTGATGCAGTTGAAGCTGATATAAAGCCGAAAGAAAAACCCAAAAGGAAAAAGCCCGACAAGCCTAAGAGAAAGAAACCGCCTGTCATAGATATTAAGCCAAAAAAGAAAAAAATATTACAGCATAAGTTAGCGGACAAATGCTGGGTCATTTCTCTTTTTGGTACAACGCACGGCGCGGGCGTCACAAATATGACGGCAAGCCTTGCGGAATATCTTGCGGGAAACGGTAAAAAGGTAATAGCCTTTAATCTTTCGGGCGGCGATGAGTTCAAATATATAAACGGACAGGCAGAGTACAGAGATGTAAAGTCAGTGAATATATCGGAATTTGAAAATGACTATGATGTTATTCTCATTGACCTCGGTGTGCCATATAGAATAAGCAGCGGAGGATATTACAACGGTTTTTCAGACGGGTATGATTACAGGAATATAGAATATCTTAAAAAATCGTCCTTGCAGATTGTAATGTCGCTGTCCGACGCTTGGCATATAAAGAAATGCGAATACTTTTTAACAGATGAACAGTGGGCGGGGCAAATATCAAATTCATATATCTTTCTGTTTGATACCAAACCGCCGAAGTCATTGAAGCAATATGCGGTCAATATGTTTGACCGTAACAGTCAGAGCTTTGCAGAGGAAATCGCAAGGCTTTTTTTAATAGGAGAGGAGCGATAAATATTGAAAAAGTTATTGGAAAATAAGCTTGTAGTCGGCGGTGTGTGCATTGTCATAGCCGCCATTCTTGCGTTTCTGGTCTTACCGGGAATGTATAAGCAGAAGGAAAAGACGATTATGATATGCCGATTGC